TAGTGCCGCCCATATTATAGTCCTCTAAAAAGTTTTCATCTTGTTTAGAAATAGAATTTGATGAACCTGCACCTAATCCTGCTGTTGCCGCTACAAACGCGGCTTTCATTTTATCTTTATTTGGAACAGAATTATCTGAATCAGTTTTAGAATCCTCTAAAGCCATCGTCATGGCATCTTGTTTATTAGTCTTGCCATATCCTTTTGAACCTTGGCCTCCTCTATTATATTTTTTTCCGCGCATTATTATTCTCCTTTGTTAATAGTTACCACTAAAGTTACGTCCTCTAATAGCTGCACCACCATTAAACATGCTACTAGCTACTTCGCCTTCTTCAAAATCCAAGCTTACGCCGCCTTGATTATTTTTTTTGCCGTACTCTTTATACATAAACTCAGGAAGAGACATACTGTCGGCAGCATTACCATCTATATATTTTATTCGTCCTTCTTCTATTTGTTTTTTTGTAAAGTTTTTTAACCACTTTTCATCCATTAGAATATCCCTTCAAATGTGAAACCACGGATAGCTGCACCAGCACGCCGGGCAACTCCTCCGTCTTTTCTGTTAACTTTAGATTGTTGTAAACGTCGGACTCCGCTGCTATGCGCTGCGCCACCGCCCATAAATCCGTCGCGGTCATTCATTTTCTTAGCTTTTGCTAACATACCCTTAGCAGCATTCTTAGGAATATACATTTGCTCGGCCATTTGACCGGCTAGTCCTTTAGCTCTATTCATTACGTTCTCCATACCATTGTTGATAATAATATAATAATTGTTCCCGCTGCGCCTATCATAATATGTTCTAAACGTTTTATTCGTATTATTGTTTCTTTCCAACGTTCGGCACACACCGCTTCATGAGTTTGTAATTTTGCAGATACTTTTGATATAGCGGTTGTCATAGTCTATCCCCAGGACTTTCTAGCTTTTTTCTGAGCCGTAGAAGAGAGTTTTCCATAATGAAACAGTGTTTTAGCACTTTTTGACATAGATTTACCTGTCATAAGCGTTCCATCTGGGTGCTTATGCGTAGTTTTTCCTTTATGCTGTGTACCATCTTTAAGATAATGTTTTACATTCATTGCCATTACGCGTCTCCACACTTCCATTGCCTACGAGACCAGTAATTAGCAGAACATCTGTTGCTTGCCCCTTTAATACCACCGCTCCGTGCACAATAACTTTTTTTGTTTGCAGGTATATGTGACTTAATTGTCATATTCTTATCACCAAAGTTAACTTTCTTTACTTTCCCGTCGCATTTTACAAAGACTTTAAACTTTTTCACATCGCCTTTCATAGGCTTATTGAGCGAAACTGTTTTTCCTTGGTATAATGCCATTAGTTTCCTACCTTATAGTCCTTACGCATCTTTTCTCTAGCAACGGTTGCACGTAATTGCGCAATATCTTCACTAGAACTAATTCTTTCCGCCGTTAATTCTTGACGACCTTCCTCACGATTCTGCTCGAAATCCATGCGCGCGTCAAATTCTAATGCTTTACGTTGTATATCTGTCGCTTTAATCTCTAATTCTTTCTCACGTAGAGTTACTAATGGATCGACTTGTCCTTCTGGAGGCGGAGCAAATAATTGTAAGACTTCTGCTGTGTATTGGGAAATAAGAATAGCTACTTTTGATTCTCCGTCAAACTGCGGAGGGGGTTGTCCTTGCGCTTCTGCTTGACGCGCTAAATCCATAGCTTCCATCATAGCAACTCCTCTAGCTTTGAAAGCAATATGCTCACAAACATGTGCTAATAATAACGCAAATATTTGTGGCGTAGAAGCAACAACCGGAGATTTCATAAAAGCAACATGTGTTGCAATATGCGCATCTTGGTCCTGTTCTTCAAACGCTTGTAAATTTTCTTGAATTAAAGACCGTGCGTTTTCTATTGCAGGATCTAAAGGTGACGGTGGTTGAGGCGGAGGAAGAATAGCTTGAATATCTTGTACTCCTACCGCTTCGTACATTCTCTTATAAGCTTCGTACATATTATGTAATTGTGGATTAGACTGCGCTAACTGTAATTGCATTTGTGCTAAAGCCATACGTTGAGAAACAGAAAAAATATTTGGATCGGATACCGGAACAACATCAACACGGTCATCAAAGTCCGCTTGTTTAATAGACGCTTCTGCTCCATAAATATTATAAGGATACACTGGTGGTAAAGACTCGCCAAAGACTTTGGCTAACATCTTAAATTCTTGTTTCTGCGCGTAATGTAATCTCTTGTGAATAGCGGACATAACTTTGGAACCTTTTTCCAATAAAGCTACCGTCGTTCCTACGGCTGCAGATTGATTTCCATCGCCCACTTGCATGTCTGTAATAGCTGCAAAACGTCTCCCGGCGTCAACCACAAATCCTAATAGTTGCATTAAGGTCTGGCTTGGTTCCTTATAGGGAAGAGGAAGAATGCTATCTTTTAATGCTCCTCCAGGGACATCAATATCGCGGAATTCACCAGGAGACAGGGGTTCGTCTGGCTCACGGATCCGGATACCTCTCGCTTTAAAACCAGCTGGGAGATTGGCTAATGTACCCGCGTCTATAAGTTGACGAAGAATGGAGGTGGCTGATCGTCCAAGACCACCTATCATATGTAATAATCCTAAACCGTAAAAACCTAAACCTGGTAAAAATTTGTAGTGTGCAAAATACTGCAGTTTTTTATAAAGCTCATCGCCTTCTTTCCAATTACGACGAATAGATAAAACTTTTCCGCTTTCTAAATCTATTGTAATAATATAAGGAAGTTTAATTCCTGTAGGTTCCCCAGCAAAGGGATCCATATGCTCATAACCTTCTAGATCAATATTCGTATGCATCTCAATAAGAGTGCAATCACTGTCCACAGAAGTTTTGCTTATTCCAGAAATTTCTCTTTCTTTGTCTCTTAACTCGTCGTCTACCTCATAAGGTTGTAATTCTATGTCTCTATAAAATCCTCCCGCTTGTAATTTTTTTACTTCATTCTCTAACATACGAATAACATGCGTTACTCTTGACGCAGAATATAAATCCGTAGCGTTGTATGGAACCACTAAATCATCGGCAGGTACAAAACGTGATACCGCTCTATCTAATGTTTCGTCAAAATACACTTTCTTAAAGGCACTTCCTGCTAAAGGTAAATAGAATAGTAACCTATCTAACTCCGGGTCGTACTCTTCCATAACGTTCATAATTTGATAATTCATAAAGTCTGCGACACGTTGCGCTTGCGCTTCGACTTGACTATCTGTTGCACCTATGATCTGTCCTCTTACAGGACCTGTTGCCGGTAATAATTCTTTATACGCTTGCGCTTGAAATTGTGTAACCGCTTCCGCAATAACAGGATGCGTTACTCCACTTGATCCTCGGAAAGGTTGGTCGCGCTCTTCGTATTTTAATCCTAGTAATTTGAGTCCCTCAGAATACGATGTCTCCCATTCTTGACGGCTCTCTCTATCTTCTTCGTATAAGTTTAATAGCTCTGTAGAAATTTCCATTAAAGTAGTATCGTCAATGTTTTCTGCAAGATTAAAATCAAAATCTTTTGATAACTCTTCCGCCGCTGCTTCTTCAAAATTTATATTAGCAGAACCATCTTCTTGGATTTCCACCATGCTCTCATCAAAACCAGGAGTTTCTTCCTCAACTGTTTCTACTTCGATATCTTCGCCACCCTCTAAATCCATTCCGGACCCAGGCATAGCTGAATCGATTTGCGAAGGAGGAAGTCTTCCGTTTTCTTGAGCCATAGTTTATTCTTCCTTTGTAACTTTTTTACTAGAAACTTTATTTGTTCCTTTTACCGCCCCTATCATACCCATACCACCTTTAGCGACACGGTAACCAAAAGAAGCTGATATAGATATATAAATACAATTAGCAAACCAATCGGGCGTGCTCTCATCTAAAAAGACAAATCCTTTTTGTACGGCATCCTGTGTCCAAGGTATAAAGCAACCAGCTAAAACTGCAATAAAAAAAATTGTCCAGGCCTCATCTTTCCATGAACCCCCCATTTGATCGGTGAGGGACTTCTCCATATCCAGTTCGCCCGTTGCCTGTTTCTCATAAACTGTGGCTTCGGCTTTCGCTCTTGCTACTTTTATGGACGTTAAGGCTTTTTTCTCTTCTACTTTGCCCTTGACCCATGAACCAGCAATATCTCCAACAGCGCCCAACAATCCTCCTATTAAAGGAAGTGCCATACTATAGTATCCCCTTTTCCTTCAAAACAAAAGATATGACTGCCGCAGCAATCCCTATAAAAATACATATAGGTTGGTCAATAATAATACCCACACCTATAACTCCTACACCCGCTCCCGCGTATGTTGAAGGTTCTTTTAATCTTCCCATAATCCATTCCATTATTCTTCTCCTTAATAAAATTGACGTGTTTGTGTTCGAAAGATAGATTCCTCATCTTCGGGGTCGCTGTCAAGTTTTATAAACCCTCCCTTACGATATCTTATAAGTGCCATACTCATACTATCGCAGTAATCGTCATTGTCTCCATTAGGAAATGCGACACACTCCTCAATAACATCTTCCGAAAATTTTTTATCAGGAGCCCACACCATACCACTCTCAAAGATAGGGGCCACCATATGCATCCTCGTATGTTTATCGCGTCCTTTACTTGGTGTAAAATTTATAACAGGGATACCCATTACTCGTAAT